TATCGTTGCTAGGAGGCTACAAGAATGATGGCCCATCTGTTCGTCGTAAGCATACCATTCATCGTATTGGGTAAAAGGATCAAATGGGTTGTCGATTGTGGTTAGCATTGATTCCATAAGGGTCTTCTCCTTTCATGAATTAACCAAGAGCGCTTGATAACGTAGAGGTAGAAATACCTAAAGCATCAGCTATTTGAGATTGAGTATAACCCGATGCCAACATACTTTTAGCTCTATTAATCTTAGAAGTTGTCATAGTTTTAGTTGTTCGTGGAGTTGCTAGTTGTTTTATCTTATCTGCATCGGTGTTATTTAGTATTTGATTGAGCGTGTTAGTACTAATTGCCCCTGCTTGAATGGCTTCCCATTCTTTTTCGCTTATGTCTATTCTTTGTTTTTTAGCACCTGTTCTAGTCCTTGCTTCCACTAAGGCTTGTCCTTTAATCTTTTTGATATCGGCGGCATTCATGCCTGGATTAGCCTCTCTCTTAGCAGAGACTACAGTGTTAGCTAAGAGTTGTGCTTGTCGTTCTAGAGGTTTATTCTTAAGCGCAATGTTTAATTGAGCCTTTAATGAAGCAACCTCTGGTTCATAAGTTTTCTTTGCAGAGGGGGAGTAAGGAATGTATGGGGTATTAATTGATTCTTTCCTAGCTGTATTACCAAGAGCTTTTAACTTGTTAGCATGAGCCGCATATACGGTTTCCATTAGCGTGCCAGATGAAAGAGCGTAGGCGTCTTCTTCTTCGGCCATCTTAGTAGATTTAAATGTCTTCTTGATAATTTTTCCATCTTTATTCGTGTACGTTTCATTAGTGTACTCATAAGTCTTTTTCCCAGTAAGGGGGTCAATTTTTTCTTTCCTAATACCAACTCTCTTTTCAGAAGCAGCTTTAGAAATTAAAGTCGAGGCCCCTCTTGTTGCGCCACCTTGATATTCTTTCTTTAAAGCAGCTATTCCATTCTCGATATAAGATCGTTTATAATCCAAATAGTGCTTCTCCGAATCAATAACAACCATGGAATGTTTAACTGCTCTAGCTATTTTGTCATCACCTGCACCCCTAATGGTCATGTCGGTTATAAGATTAGAGACATCGCCCATTTTTAATTGTTTTGTTGCAGTTCTCGGACGTTTATTACCATACTCAGCCTTTCTTGTTTTCTCGTTGTAAACGCCTCCATCTATAGTTATCATACCGTTATATGGAGCATAGGCTTCTTTTGGATCAAACCCGACAAGACTCTTAAGACTTCCGGACGTTTTTACTCCTCTATTAGAATTTGGAATTACTAAAACCGCATCGCCATCAAAGTCGGCACCAGATAATTTTTCTGCTACTTTAGGATGTATACCAATTGCATCTTTTGCGTCCCCTAAATTTTTCTTTGCGTCAGCATGTCTATTGTTGACCGTTAACTCTGGAATCTCGAATATGCCCCCATGCGGATACCGTATAAGAACAACCCTTTCGCCATCCCTATAATTAGGAGCATATACTTCGGTATCTTTCATACTTGGAATTGGAAGAATCACATGCCAACTAGATCTTGGAAGAGCCGCTGCTTTAAGATGAACCGCAGACGAATCACAACCATCTGCAAAATCGTCAAGTAATTTCTTTTTTACAGCTGGATTAGTTAGCGACGTTATTTCATCAAACTCTTCTTTTTTGCTATCGTAAGTTAATCCTAATTGTTTCTTAGCTAAATTCCAATTTTGTTTTGATAACATTTGAGAAGAGAGATTCTTAGACCATTTATCTCGCCATTCGCCTTCCTCGTTTACAATATTTAAAGCTTTTATGGTAATACATTTTTTAACGGTTTCTTCTGTGACCCCCATGACTTTTGCTATCTCTGAATACGTTTTTCCATTTTGTTTTAATCTAAGCATTTCAGAAGAACCTTTGGTCTTAAGTCCTTCTTTAGTTATATAATGTTTTTGTCTAACGGTTGCCCCGAAAGGATTATCGGGATCGTCTTTCATTTCTTTCATAACTTTGTCTTTTGGTACGTCTTTTCCTTTGTTTGTGTTAAATCTTATATCGACCCCAGGTGGGAGATTATCGTTATACATCGCCATCCCTTTTAAATAATGGGTTCCGTCAACCCCTATTCGAACTTGGGCGTACTTCGCGTTCCCTAAAGAAATATCATCGACGCCACGACGAAGTTCAATAACGCCATCCTTATCTGTACCGCCGTCTTCTGCATACCTAATTTTTACTCTCTTTGAATCGACACTGCGAACTGGCTCAAGTCCTAGAAATGATCGTCCACCATCTTCAGAATAATCAGTTATCATACGGATCTTATCTTTGTTTTTTAAGATTTCGCCATAAGTTACATCTGCTTTTGTAAGGACCATCATGTTTGTCTTTTTACCGGTACCTACTTGCTCGATATCAAATTTGTGCGTTCTATAACCTTCCTCTTCCAGTATAGCAATAGCAGTTTTTAATTTGGTTCTGCTAACACCAATATGATTTTCGACACCAAGACCAACGTCTATATATTGTTTCTTGTCTACACTGTCTTTAAGCATATTTGCGGTTACTCTTGTAATATCTGATCGCTCTTGTAAAGCGGCATTTCGAAGAGATCTAACAGAGGATTCGTTAATCCCCATTCGTTTACCAATTTCGACATTCGAATATCCTTTATCTACATATTTTAAAACCTCTGCAACGTCTGCTTGTCTTTGTTCGGCTTTTACAATTGATTTTCGTGCTCTAAGTTTAGAGGTTGAAGGTTTACCTTGTGAGTCTACTATACCAAGACCCTTTGCTATTTCCACTTCACTTAAACCCTGCTTCTTCAACTCAGACGCTCTTTGAAGAAAACTTCTACTTCTTTGAGGATCTTTTCCAGACCCCCATGGATACCGCCCTGAGTGGCGAGGAGTTCCAGTATGTTTTAATATTTTATACATGGTTTACTCTTCCTCTCCAATCTTAATTTTCTCAATCTGTTTATCAAAGACAATTATCTTATCCATGATTCTGTATATATCTTCTGGTAGAGGTTCGTATATTAACACCTCATCAAGTTGATATAAACGAAGTTCAATTCTTATATCGCTAGGTTTAATGTGATATTCAAGACAGAATAAAGCCGCATAAACTTCAAGTTGTCTCATAGAGGTAGGCGATTCCCCAGTCTTAAGATCATGTATTCTTAAAACATTTTGTCTAAAAGAAATAGCATCAGCCGTACCGAAACAATTGGGGGAATAGTATAATAATTGTTCGGTCGCCATTTTGTAACCGATAGCATCATTGACATATAGATTTAAAGTTTTCTTGGACTTGGGAAGTTTAATTCCTAGTTGTATAGTTTCACATGCCCAAGCATGTAAACGGGTGCCACGTTGTGTAGCTAACATTTTCTTAAAACTAATATCAAGCTTTTCTTCACTGTAGTTAATCCAATGATATTTACTTGCGCTTAGAAACGCGTGTTGCCCTTCTAGTTCTAAATGCTTGTTGAAGTTCATCTAATACCTCCTCTTTATTTTCAGGATAGATGAATCTAGCAAATGACATATTGTTCATAAGATCGACATAATAATCTTGATTTGGTCGATGACGTGCATTTGTAGATTTTTTACCTTCTAGAACTGCCCATTTATCTTTATAAAGTATTAACAAATCCGAAATACCCTGAACCTCATTTGGGTCTAGATGAAGAACTATACACCCAGGAAGCATGTCTTCAATTTCGTGAATAAGATTTGTCTTGAATCTATTCTCTAACATAGACAGCCTCCTTTGTAAAAAATATAGAAAAGAAGGCATATTCCCTTCCTTTCTATTATAGCGTGTGTTTTTCACGCGAGGGTAAGAAGCTATGTTCGTTAAACGTTTGCTTATTCTTTAAAGCTTTAGCGATCGCTAAATCAATTGGGGAGTCTGATTGAATGTGGTAGTAATAAAGATCCGAAAATGAAGTATTAAGACGATCTATTCTTCCAGCCGCTTGAGTTCTAATTTTATATGAGTAGTTTTGTGAATAGAAAACGATACAGTTTGTCTCTACACAATTCCAACCCTCTGCCCCTGCTGTGTATTGTACTAGATACATCCATTTATCTGTCTTTGGAATGGTTTCATGTTTATGACCATTCCATTCAGTTGTTGTGATTTGTATGGCTCTACTAAGTTCTCTAAGCAATTCGAGTTCATAATTAAAATTATAGAACACAATTATTTTTGGATGTGTTTCTATTAATTCTTTTATAAACTCAATTCTATTAGAATCGCTATTAACAACTTTACGCATAAGATAGCACAATTCACTAATATTTTTTATAGGTTTGTTTCTAAATACGTTCCATCTTTTTTTTACTACTTTATCGAGCAATACTTTATCAAACGGAACTATTACTGATTTATTGTGGGGTCTTGTTTTTTTCTTGTACTCCATATTTACTAGTATTGCTTTTTTGAGTTTTTCAAGATGAGCACAGTCAATATATCGATCTACTTTAGGATACTTTGTGAATCGACTATAAACGACATGTCTTCTAAGAAACTCAGTTCTGTTTTTATAGAAACCATTAGCTATGAATACCGGCACATAATCCATCCATGTGTCGCCGGGGGTAGCGCTAAGAAG